TTGAGGATGTTGAGCAGTATATGGAGCGTCTGCAGCACAGTGCTTCGGAACACAAAGCATTCATCAAAGATGCTCTGTTCTTTCTCGGCATTGACGGAGCGAAGGTTCTGTCAGAGAAATGGTCGGTTCAACGCTATTCAAAGATCCTCCCGATCGATGAAAAAGAGCGCCGCAATTTCATCATGTGGGCGAGTGCCAACCACAACATTTACTCTCTTGGGCGTTTCGCTACGTGGCGTCCTGGACTTCTGATGGACGATGTTGTCAATGACGTGCGCGTCATTCGCAAGATCATCCAAAACGGTAACTACGAACATTCCAAGAAATAGGAGATGAAAATGAAAACCATGCCTACAGTTTCGCTTATCTGGTACACCGGCAAAGGCACTGCGGACGAAATGTACGGTGCTGCGCGGATGCTCGCCTTCACAAAGGGCACTCGCCTCAATATGACGCCGGATGGGTTTGACAAGTTTGAAAACATGCCCATCGAGGATTTGGAAAAGGAATTGCTCTACATGAGCAACACCATTCCGAGCTCTTGGGAGTTTGTTGATGTTATCTTTGCCATCAATGATGTCAGCCGCGCATGCGCTCAGCAAATCACTCGTACGCGCAATGCGAGCTTCGCAATGCAGAGCCAGCGCGTGACCGACATGAGCAACGTCACTTGGCACGTGCCGGCCTCGATTGATCGGCCAACGACTTATTCAGACGCAATCCGCAACTCAATCGCTGAATATGAATCAGCCATCCGCAATGGAGTGAGTCTTGAAGATGCGCGTGGCCTGTTGCCGATCAACGTCCACTGCAACCTCATCGCCAAGTACAATTTGCGCTCAGTCGTTGATCTATTGCGTGCACGTGACTCCATGCGCGTGCAGGGCGAATATCAGGTTATTGCCCGACAGATGCGAGAGGCCATCTTCGCTGTGTGGCCTTGGGCCAAGCCGTTCTTTGAGCCAAAGGATAGCAAGGCAATCAAGCTGATCGAAGAAGTCGCTGCAGAGCTTGACAGCAAAGAAATGAAAATGCAGCTCGCAAAGGCTGCAGACCTTCTCAAAAAGTGAGGCAATCATGGTTGTTATATTTGACATTGACGGAACTTTGGCAGACTGCTCTCACAGAGTGCAATATGCCCAAAGCAAAGAATGGGACGAGTTTCACTCGCGCTGTCTTGAGGACAACGTCATTGTCAATGTGGCGGACCTTATGATTGAGCTTTCGCAAAGCTGCGAGATCATTCTGTTGACTGGCCGTCCGGAGAAATACCGGCACATGACCGAGCAATGGCTTGAGCTTTGCGGACTTGACGACTTCTATGACGAGCTGATCATGCGCCCTGACAATGACTGGTCGCAAGATGCAAAGATGAAAGTCAAAGCTCTTGAAGATCATTTCGGCGATCAGCAAGCTGTTCTTGACAGCGTTTGGCTCGTCATCGACGATCGTGACTCTGTCGTAGAGGCTTTGCGTAATTATGGGCTGACCGTTTTGCAGCCAGCTGTGAGCGGTTATTGAAAAAGGAAAATGAAAATGGTTACCGGCGATCAAATTTTAGAAGAAATGGCAAAAACCTACAAACAGCGCAACGAGATTTATGGCGACAACTTCATGACCATGGGTCCGGTCATGACTGCGCTGTTCCCGAATGGCATCACTCTCAAAACTCAGCAAGACTTCATTGTCTTTCATCTGCTTGACTGGATGGTCGGCAAGCTGACCCGTTTCGTCAACACAGGAATGGTTCACATTGACTCCATTCATGACTTGGCTGTTTATGCGGCGATGATTGAGATGATGCTGAAGCGTGACATGGATCGGGAGCGTGGCAAATGAGCAAAGATGCAGTTTCGCGTTCCTACATGGAAGCAATGAAGGCTAAACATGCAGGGAAACCATACAAAGACCTCCACAGAGTTGTAATCAATGGCACAGGCCGTGAAGGCTCCATTGGCAAAGCAATCGTTGAGAAGCTTTGGAAAAGCAAAAAGGTGAATGTCGTTTACGAAATGTATAGCGATGTGCGCGATGATGTGATCGGTTTCGATCCTGAAATTGATGTTCTGGTCATGTGTCATGGCGCTGTGCACATGGATTGGCTGGAAAATGCACCGCCCCAAAAAGTGCGCGAGGTTATTGATGTCAACCTTACCGGCTCAATCAATCTCATTCAGAACTTCGTCCGCGACACAATTCATGCGCCGCACAAAAAGAAAATCATCTCAATCGGCTCAATGGCCTACCGCAACGTATTGAATGGCTCGGCAGCCTACTGCGCAAGCAAAGCTGGCCTCGCTCATTACATCCGTTGTGCTGCATGGGAGCTCGCCCCCAAAGGCTATGACGTGTATTGCGTCCATCCGTCAAACACGGAAGGTGCGCCAATGTCAGAAGACACCATTCAAGGCCTGATGCGCTACCGCAACCTTGATCGCGCAGCAGCGGAAGCCTATTGGGGCGCAGTGTTGCCTCGCGAGCATTGGCTTCAGCCCGACGACATTGCGGACATGGTCATGTTCCTTATTGAAGGCAACTCGGCCTATCTCTCCGGCGCACAGATTGATCTGGGTGGAGGCCAAAGATGAGGACGCTCATTTTCGATACGGAAACAACCGACCTGATCAAGAACAAATTGCTGCCGCTGGAACGTCAACCGCACATCATTGAGTTTTTCGGTTTGTCTGTGGATATGTATCATCACCACTGCCGCGACCTTGAGCAGCTTTTTGATCCGGGATTCGTCATCAGCGAAGAAGTGCAACGCATCACCGGCATCAAGCCGGATGACCTCAAAGGTGCACCGAAGTTCGCCGATCACGCTGCGGCAATTAAAGCATTCATCGAGGATCATGATGAAGTCGTCGCTCACAACCTGAGCTATGACAAAGCGATGATTGACTTCGAGATGAAGCGTTGCGGTTTGAAGGTCGATTGGCCAGAGCTGATCTGCACTGTTGAATCAACCGAGCACATCAAGGGCCATCGGTTGAGCCTCACGGCTCTTCACGAGCTCTTGTTCGGTGAGCCATTCGCTGGCGCCCACCGTGCATCGGCTGACGTCTATGCGCTGGCCAGCTGCTTCAAAGCTCTGCGGGAAACAGGTGCGGTATGATGATTCAACTCGACCCTCCTATGCCGATTGTGACGCCGAAAGGCAAAGCTCTTGCGCATGTGCTGATTGACTACGGCGCTGAACACGATCTTCTCTGGGTTTGCTTTCAAGAAGACGGCGAATGCTGGACGTGGCGCAACCAAGACATCCGTGCGGAAAGCAACGTCACTTTCGGAAGGGAGTTGAAATGAGAATCCGCACAGGCTATTCATTCCGTGTCGCGGCGGGCATAATTGAAAACTGCTTTGCGCGAGTTCAAGATCTGGGCTGGCCCTATGCGCCGATCACCGACCGCGCATCGACCTTCGGCTGGGTGCGCTGGAACAAGATGTGCAAGAAGGCTGGCGTCAAGCCTATCTTCGGTGTTGAGATTGCAGTCACGCCATCTGAGCACGCAAAAAAGCCTGTGTTTGATTATTGGACCTTCATCGCCATCAATGACGTCGGAGAGATCAACAATCTGTTGATGCGGGCGACCAGTCAGTTCCGTTATGAGCCGCTGCTAACTTACGAACAAGCAATGGCAGCCAAAGGTGTCATCAAGATCGCAGGGTCAAAGGCTCTGTTTTCTGAATTCAAACCAGCCGACGACCTTTACATAGCTTTGTCACCTTCTGCTTCAAAAGGCTACGTTGCTGAAGCGTTGGCACAGGGCCACAAGTTCATCGCTTCGTCGGACAACAAGTTTACGTACGAAGACGAAGAAGGTTTCTATGAAGTGCTTTGCGGTCGCGGCGCAAACACGCAAACCTATTCGCAGTGGATCCTCACAGAAGACGAATGGCGCAAGTCAGTGAAGCGCGTAGCTTCAGAGGAAATGATTGATCTGGCGCTTGCCAACCAAACTGACGTCGCGGCGCTCTGCAACGCAAAGCTGAAAACTGCGCAGCTGCTTTCGCCGCCGCATGAATTGACGCTGGAGCAAATGTGCGCCAAAGGTGCAGAAAAGCTCGGCATTGATTTGAATGATCCGGTTTATGCCTCGCGTGTTGAACGTGAGCTCAAGCTGATCTATGACAAGAAGTTCGAGGATTATTTCTACATCATCGCAGACATGATGCAGTTTGCGCGTGAGCGAATGATCTGCGGACCGGCGCGTGGATCGAGTTGCGGGTCGCTGGTCTGCTATCTTCTCGAGATCACGACCATTGATCCGCTGAAGTATGATCTGCTGTTCGAGCGTTTCATTGACATCACGCGCAATGACTTGCCGGACATTGACATCGACTTCTCCGATCAGAAACGCCACCTTGTTTTTGAATACATGGAAAAGAAATATGGAAAAGAACACATTGCTCGTCTTGGGACAGTGGCTCTATTTAGACCTCGTTCAGCTATCGACGAGGCTGGCGCTGCTCTTTCGGTTCCGAAGTGGATGTGCACAAAGGTTCTGGATTCTCTCATTGTCAGGTCGAGCGGCGATTCGCGAGCACTCTCAACTCTTGAGGACACACTTAGCACTACACCTGCTGGAAAAGAGCTTATCGAAAAGTATCCTGAGATTCTTGTGGCGGCAAAAATGGAAGGCCACCCTCGGCACTTCTCACAACATGCAGCGGGTATTGTTGTTACTGAAACACCTGTTACAGACTATGTGGCGGTCGATGCTCGTACTGGTGCTACATATTGCGACAAGAAGGATGCGGAAGATCTCAATCTTCTCAAAATCGACGCATTGGGATTGACGCAGCTTTCGGTGTTTGAAGATGCATTGACGCTGGCTGGCAAAGACATTCACTATCTCGAGAGGGTTCCGCTGGACGACAAAGGTGCTTTTGAAGTCATTAACAAAGGGCAATTCTCCGGCATCTTTCAGTTCAATGGTCCGGCGCTGCAATCAATCGCCAACCAGATCAAAACCGTTCACATTGAAGACATCGTCTCAACGACCGCTTTGGCGCGTCCTGGACCAATGGCTTCCGGCGGCACGAACGAATGGGTGAAGCGCAAGAATGGTTTCTCGCAGGTTGACTATCCGCACCCAGCGTTTGAACCATACCTGAAAACAACGCTCGGCATTGTGGCCTATCAAGAGCAAGTCATGGAAATCGGTCGGCAGATCGGCGACCTAACTTGGGAAGACGTCACTGCGCTGCGCAAGGCAATGTCCAAGTCGCTTGGCAAAGAATACTTCGATCAATTCGGCGACCGTTTCAAAGCTGGCGCGATCAAAAAAGGCATCCCAGCGGAAAAGCTGGAAAAGATTTGGGACGATCTGTGCGCCTACGGTGCGTGGTGCTTCAACCGTTCACATGCAGTGGCCTACGGCATCATCAGCTACTGGTGCGCTTATATGAAGGCGCATTTCCCTGTTGAGTTTGCTGCGGCCACCCTGACGCACGAAACCGACCCAGAGAAGCAAATCAAAACGCTGCGCGAGATGGCGGCTGAAGGCATTGAATACTTGCCGGTTGACGCAGAGC